CCTTGTTACCACGAAGATCAACAAGAAATTCATCAGCAAAAGGCAAACCTGAATAGGTGTTTTGACCCGCTACGCCCAATTCGACTTTAGCAGTGGTTTCAGAAAGTTTGTTCATAGCGGTTGTTCTTTCTTATATTAACTACCGCTGGCAAAACTTGCAGATTCCACGGAACGTGTAAACCGCAAACATCTTTTCCTTTGAGCGGAACTATGTGATCTACATGGTATCCTTCGCCTGTCACAACTTGACAATCTCTGGCGTGAAGATAGGTAACTTCTATCTCTGCAAAGTGTTGTTTAGTGAGCCAAGGTGGTGTAGCCTGTTTTACAGAGTCTTTTCGTAAAACAGCTTTTTGTTTATAGTATTGACTGTGTTTTGCATAATGCAAAGAGTGGTCCATAGAAAGGTTCTCTTTTGAAGACCTTACTTTTCTGCACTCTTTACAGACATGAGATAGACCATCTTTACGAGAAGAATTTTTGTGGTAGTAAGACTGTTCTTTGGAAATCTTACAAGCACTACAAACTCTATCCATTAGAAAGAAGCCCTTTTGCATCTGAATAAGCTAAGTTTAAAGATGGCCTTGCTACACCGTTTAAAGCCAAGTCTGTGAGCGCCCAAACTAAAGCATCTAAACGGTCGGGAGAGCCTATACTTCCCATAGGTTCCCAAATAACCATTTGGTTCTCTAATTCATCAAGACCCCTACGGTGCTTAACCTTACCACGCTCATAGAGGGCTGAGATGGGTTCTGCACGAGCATACTTGCCACGAGAAGCATGGACTAGACGGATCGGGATAACTTCATTGACAGTTTGGAGGGTATGGCGAACCATGTCCCCACCTTGGTTGCGTTCTGCCACAACACGATCAGCAGAATACTTATGATAGAGTTCATTGGCCTTAGAGGCCCACTGTTCAGGCGAATATCGTTCAGTGGCATCCTCAAGAACATAGCACATACCATTCAGATCAATGCCAGCCACAACAATACCTGTCATGTCGCTTTCTGCGTTAGCTGTGACCGCAGGGTCAATAGCCACAACAACCCTTGCTAGGGTATTAGCGAAGTCTACAGGATCAGGAATGTCCATTTCACAGGACTGTAAGAGTTCCCTATTCCACAAAGCACCAGATGCTTCATCAAGGATTTCTGCATAAAGTTCCTGCCGACCCAGACGGGTTCCCTCATATTGGCTTTTAACTGTAGCCAGATAGGGAGCAGCAAGGTTAGCTGAGTTATCGAAAGTAGAACCACTTGTTACAACAGTGGTATCTTTCTTGAGTATCTCTCGAACAAGTTTGGTAGGCTTGGGGGTTGTGGTGATGCAGACTTGGGGATGTTTACCTAGACGCAGACAGAATTGGAGCATATCCCAAGTGTCACGGTCTTTATTCCAAGCAGCAAGTTCGTCTCCCCATGCACACTCGAACTGAGGGCCACGAAGACGCTCTGGTTCCTCTGCTGAGAAGAACTGAACCTGTGCGCCATTCTCCCAAGTCAACGTGCGCTTGGTAGGGGACCACACAGGTAATCCCATCTTAACACCACGATTAGTCTTATCGCCTTCCCAACAACGGGCAAGGAAACCAGACTCACCATTGATCATAACACGTTCAATGTCGGAGTTAGTAGCAGCAATGGCAGCAATACGCTTTGCCCCAGCCTTAACCTTTTCCCTGACCCACTCTACACCAGCCCTTGTCTTACCAAAGCCACGACCAGCATTGATGAACCAAGTGTTCCAAGTGCCAGAGGGAGCAATCTGATTGGGTCTAGCCCAAAAGTGCCAGTTGTAGATTAGGGACTTAGCCTTAGCGGGATCAAGCTGAGCCAGTAGTTCAGCCACATCCTCACCCATGCCACGAAGATCGTCAGCATGAAGTGCTAGACCATTCTTACCCGTAGGTTCTGGTTTAGGGGCTAACTTTTTAGTGGCTCTCTTTACCATTACTCTTCTTTTTCTTTTTTCTTTTTGCCCAAAAGGGTCAAAAGATCATCAATAGCACCAGTGTCAGAAGTTTCATCTTCGGGTTCACCCTCAACAATAGTCTGAGTGGGCGACCAACCAGCTTTAGAACGAAGTACAAGTTCAGCAGCTTTCCAATCACCACCCTTGGCAGCATTGATAACCACAGAACCCATTTCTTCTTGGAGATTAGCACGAGCATCTGCAATGTCAGCACGATACGTTTTATACATACCATTCATTGAAGAGGGTGCATCTTTGAACTGTTGAATGAAATCAAGAATGACTTTCATAGCCACACCAGCACCGATTTGACGGCGAATGGCAGCAGCAATCTCCATCTTGTGCTTTAGTAGTTCAGCCATGACACCCTCAATCTATATAGCTTTGCTATCTTAACGGCAAAGCCGTGGGAAATGAATACCCGTTAGCCTTTCCACAACTCATGCGGAGCAAGACCCAGAACCCAAAGCGTGTCTTGATCAGAGACACATGGGTAGTGATTTATATCCCGCTACGGATTAGACAGCGGTTTGTACCACTATGTTGCGCTTGGATTTCTTGCTGACGTTGTAATTCAGCTACCAGAAGGCGTTAGTGGAATTAGATACAAAGGCTCAATCTAGTGCACTTCCATGATCGCATGAATATGTGGGGAAGCATGATCTTTTGCCTTTGTCTATTACATATAGTGTTGGTGCTTCGGTGTGTCAAGGGGTAGTGTGATAAAAATACCACAAAACCACAAAATAAATTCCAAAGCACCATATTTTCTTTACAGAATCACTGAAAACACTCAGGCATAGTAGTATCCCAACGATGAATAGTGTTATCAACCTCCCACTCTTTACGGATATTGACCACTTCATCGAAGTCATAACCACGATAAACAGCCTGATTTGGTCCCCGTCTAGCCACAAAATAACCCATAGGCATTACCTTAAAGATACCATCAACAGCAGTTTCATAGGCTTTAGGTCTGATAGCATTCTTACCAAACAAAGCAGCATCACGTTTCTTGATGACCTTTAGGTTATTGTAAGCAAAGTTTAGGTTATCGTGGTCCTTGAAGATAACTCTCTCATCCTCTTTAGGGAAGTATTTGTCCACAAGGATCAGGGCTACCTTAGCTGGCTGTAGAGGAATAATCTCATCAGCAATGCGGATACCCAGATACATCTTTCCACCCTTAGTGGAATCTAACAGCTTACCTGTCTTCTTACTCCAGAACTTACCCTCTACTGGATCATAGAGGAACTTGTCATTCAGTTCCTTGTAGGTAAATCCTTGATACTTCTCTATAGCCATAGTCTATCCCCTTCGGATTGATACTATAGGTATATAGGTATCTCTCTATAGACTATCAAGACCCTTTAGGATCAGATAACCCTATATGTCTATACTTTTATACCCCATCCTTCTACGGTATCCTTATCCATCTATCTTTATATCATCTATCTTGATATGGGGATATATTCAGGGGGGCAAACCTTATATATATATAATGTTGGTGCTTCGGTGTGTCAAGGGGTAACTAAAAATAAAGTTCATAAATCTTTAGTTTTTTTTTGTGGCTCTCCCAAAGGGAGCAATTCGTCATCAGTCTATTCTAATAGGTAGGGGGAAGAATGTTCCGTATTATCAATTAGTTAGGTTCGTCATATTTTTATTTTTCCAAAATTTTTGTCTCGGCTTCTAAGTGGACTACCCCCCACCAAAGTTTACCCCTCCTATCTTTCGGGGGGTCCCATGTTATCCAAAGAGTGTTGACCCGTCACGAATTAGTAGTTGACAAAGCAATTTTGTATAAAAGTTTCAAGAGGATAAGCGAATCGCTGACTGTTACGTTATAACGTCACACCAGCACAAGAATTGAATCTAGCACGAGAAACCATGCTAGTTTTGATATTAACACATTCAAATAATTGCATATATACCACAAAAGAAAAGCCCCATATCCGCTAGGATATAGGGCCAAGAATAGACTAGATGTGTGAAGCTATATCAGCCCAAGGATTCAAGGATTGCTGGCAAGTGATACATGACAGCCCCAAGGATTGCCAAGACAGACAGACCGCAGAACATTTCCCACAGATCAAACAACCATGCGCGAATTGTACCTTTACCCATGGTTACACTGCCTTTGTGTTAAGGATTAGAACATCAAACCCGCCAAGCAACATATCAGCCTGATATTTCTGTGCCTGTGCCAGTGTCAGAAGCGGTCCAAATGGTTGGACCTGATAAACGCCATCCTTTGCCAAGCGATACATCTTGGGGCCTGTGTGTGTCATGTTCTGTGCCTGTGTCATACTGCTATCCTGTGCCTGTGTGTGTGTGGTCTGTGTGGTGGTCTGTGTGTGTGTCATGCTGCTATGTCCAGTTCTAGTTGATTGTTTACTACGTTTCCATGTGCATCAAGTTCAAGATGCACCTTAAGAGTCAATGTGCCTGTGTCTGCGTCATAGTTCCATGTATCGCGGTTTAGTTCGGTCCCGATGTGCGCCCACGTGTCATTTGGTAGCCTCACACATTCAGACCGCAGGAACACATCCGACTCGGTTTGAACATATTCCGACAAATCGCCTATTTCGTCATTCGGCACATATTCCGCCAAATTCTCAGAATAGGTCACATCGTCAGACTCGAACCATTCACCAGAAGATTCAATGTGAACGCAATTTTCCTGTGCGTATTCCAGAGAGTAGAAGGATTGATTCCTATACACTGTGTTGTTCCACCCGCGCGAAAGAGAATAAACCGCCACAGCATCATCGTTTCGCACATATTCACTCGTGCCTTCGCACAGTGTGAAAAGGTTTCCTGTGCAGCTCTCGCAATAGGTTTCACCCGTCGAGTCTTCCATGTGGTAACAATCGTCCTCGCTGATACCATCTCCGCAGTGTCCACAGTGCGCGACATATTCCACGCAATACACATAGCCGCGCGTTTCATTCGCCCTAGTATCGCCATTGTCGTCTATAACGAAATAGTCGCCACCATCGTACCGCAGTGTTTGGTCTGTGTCGATATAGGGCATGACATAAGAGTCGCCACTGTGGACGATGGCAAGCAATCTTGCATCCTGCCACCCCTTGTCTTGTCCATCCTCATAGCCTGACGCCTTAAGGTGGTTCAAAAGAAACACCGCAGATGTGTCGCAGTTGGCATAGATGGGCGCAGGATTATACACCGCCACCTTGCCTTGCCTAATGTTGACAACACACCGCGCCGCTATTCTGCCTTTTTCATCTTCTGCCCAGACCGATTCAAAGTCACCAGACGCATACACTTCTGCGGGATGCACCTTGCCAAAACTGTGACGCATACAAGACCCTGTTAGACTCTTTACCGCCAATCCTTCGCGCTTGATGTAGGACGGATTCTTGCACTGTGTCGTTTCGTGTGTGTATGCGTGGGCGAAATCCTTGCGTTCTGTGCCTTGTTTGATTGTGAGAGACACAGGTGCGAACAGTTCTTTCCATTGTTCTGCGAAATATGTGCAAGCGGCCTCTGATAACCACGGAAACATCTTGCGCAACATCTTGGCGGGTTTCCCGATTGTGCGTTTGCCTTTGCCGTCTGACGTGTCGCGGTCAAAGTCTGTCTTGGTGGCATATAACGCCATTAGGCTGGAATCTTTTTCAGATGGTGCGGGCTGGTATAGTTGTTCCAAATATTCTGCGTCATTGGTGCAGTGGTGAATCCTGTTACAATCTAGATGGGATGCACCATCCTTGGCGCGGTAAAGTGTTTCGCGGATTAGACGCCGCAAGGCGTTCGGTGTTTCGTATCGTTTCGCCACAGGCAGAACGAAATAAAGATGCGAATAGGTGCAATCTGGTTCAACTGTATATTCGCGGAAAAACCAGCCTGACTCTGCAACATAGTCACATATCAGTGTATCGGCCATGCGTGCTGCGGTGTGGACAGTGTAAAGTGTCATGTTTGATTCCCCATGGGATGCACGGCGTCATGTGCCGCAACACAGTTCTGCGCTTATGTGGCAAGATGTGCAAGTTGTTTCTGGCAAGATGCGGAAACACAGAAACACAGAAAGAAAGAATCGTGCGCGTGTGCGCGAATCATAAAAGTCTATATCTTGTCAACACGGAAAGAACAATATTCTGATTTAACTGAGCCGGTTTAGAATAATATTCTGGAATCGTGTTTCCTGCCAGTGAATATCGCCACCAGATGGGCGAGCGGCGTTCCTATGGGCTGTGTGTGCCTATTGCCTTGGGTGGCAAGAATCTTGGGCGGTTTTGGCGATTCCGCTTGTATTGGGTGCGATTCGGCTTATATTCAGTTTTAGAACCCGATTCGGTCGGGCTGGGGGCGCTTAGGCGTTCGCAAAAAACACCGAGAATGGGCGAGTCCTATCTAGGTCAGAATCTATGACCTATCCCGCCATGCCGCCCAAGATAGTTTAACATTAAACTAAATCCTGCCTGATATGGTTTAGACCTAAACGGATTCTAGTTTAACGTTAAACCATTGCTGCGCTGCGGCATAGTTTAACATTAAACGTAATTAAATTATCACGACTCAATCTATCGGCTTTGGGCTGATACCGCTAACATGATAGCGCTAACATATACATATGCGAATATCTGAATGTTACCGCTAACGCTGCGCTGCGGCATTGCACTCGCAGAAAGTGGGTCAACAACTTTGCCATACCATCCACCGACACCCCACCGAGGGAAATGCTCACCCCTACGAGGGAATTGTTCGCTTGACCCCACCAAGGGAATTGTTCGTCCACCCCACCGAGGGAAATTGGCGTAGAATTTGGTTGACTTTTCTGGTGGCTGCGACTATATACAA